GCCAACGGGAGAGGTAAAACGTTGCGCTGCCGTCAACGGCAAAATGCTTGTTGGTGTAATCGCTCACGTGCGCCACCGCCGTGTCCAACAACGCGGCAATGGTCGTGTCCTCGTCGCTGTAATCAACGCGAAGAAACTCCTTCATATCTGCAAGTGACACCACGTCGGTGCCAGTAACGTATGCGGGGCGTGCAACTTTCATGAGCGAGAGAAAAAAAGGAAGCCCAGCCCAATTGCCAGGCTTCCAAGTTTAGTCAATTATTACGTGAAGTCAGAGGTGTAAGCCAATGCACCAGCTTGGCGCACGTCCACGTCATAGAACTTATTCACGTGCAAAGCAATTTGGGCGGTGCCTGCGTTGCTGTATGGGTCAACCAGGAGGTCGATACCACCAAAGAACGCCATGACCATTCCCAAACCAAAGTCACCAAACAACAAGGCGCCTTCGCTGGCGTCGTCGTCGGCCAAGTTTGGCGTGAAGTACGTGGTGTAACCGTCAATGTTGTTGCCTTCAACCAAAGCAGAAACGGAAGCCACGGCGGCTTCGCCTTTTACAATGGTCATAGCGGTTGGGCTGCCAACAAATGCACAGCGGGCCAAATCGCCACCAGCAGCCAACACGGCTTTTTGCATTGCAAATACATCTGAAGATGCAAGCGCAGCAGAGGCCTTGTCGACAATCGTACCAGCAGAAGCAGCAGCTTTTGCAAACACAGCTTTGTCAATGGTCTCGTTGATACCTGCTGCCAACTCGCGGGCAATCATAGCGTCCACCTGCGCACCGCCTTGCAAAATCAATTGCTTGCTGTACTTGGTGTTCGCCGCCACACGGATTGGTGAGAGCGTCAATTCGTCCAGTTCCAAGCCTGAAGCGTTGTCGGCTGAAACTTCCGTTTCCTCTGCGCCCGTAGCTTTCACAGAAACGCGTGGGAACTTAAGGTTTCCAGTTGCGTTGTTAATGGTGGTCACACCCACGCGTTCGGCCATAGTTGGCGTGCGCAAGGCGTCGATGACACCAGGAACAGACGTAGCAACAAAACCTGAACCGTCGCCAGAACCTGCTTGGAAGTCGTCAGCAGCACCAGCGCGGAACAGCGCGTTTGCAGGAATGCCGATTTGGCCTGACATCTGCAAGCCGCGCATTTGGTATTCCTTAGCAGCTTCTTGTGCCCATTCAGCTTCTGCGCCTTCCAGCGACTTGCCAAAGGACGCAGCTTGCACAGCACGGCTCAAGCTGAAAGAACGGTTAATTTTGTTAATTTCCTTGGCTTCAGAAACTGACGCGCCGCCCATTTGTGCTTGGCGTGCAATCATGTCTTCGTGAGCCTGACGACGTGCAATCTTACCGTCGAGGCGTTCCACCTCGCGCTTGCACAAGTCGGCTTCTTCTTGTTCGTTATTGGTCCAGTCGCGGTTTTCAGTTTCAGCGACGTTTACCAATTCTTCGAAGCGGTCAGCGTGCTTGGCACGAACCGCCTTCATCTCGTTGAGATTCATTGTGGTTGGTTGTAAATTTTGGATTTCTGTATCTTGTTCAGGTGCAGAAACTTCTGCGACCTGTTCGGGTTCAGGCGGTAAGTCACGGGCCTGCACCGTGGCGGCGCTATATGCTGGATAAGTCACGGGGGACACGTCCAACAACTGCCGCACCTTGTCAACGCTACGCACCGTGCGCTCCTCATTCCATGACTGCTTGTCAATGGTAAAGGCAAACGAGGACTGGGAAATGTCGCCACGCTTTACGCTTTCGTAAAAATCCTTGGCGTACTGTTGCTTGCCAAGTTCCACGCGGTATTTCAACCCGCGCTCGTCTTGTTCAAGCTTCAGCGTGCCGTTAGTAGTCCGACCCAACACCAGGTTGGGGTCGTGGTTGATAAGCGCGCGCACGTCATTGCTCATAACGTCGTCAAACGCGCCAGGCTTAATGACCTCACGAAAGGCGCCCAGGTCCGTCTCGCTGTTAAATACAGCGGCGTAACCTTCCAACACCATTTCGTCGCCTTCGGCCTCGCGCACCTCAATGGTGCCCATTGTCCGCTTTTCAGCGTTTTTATACTGTTCCTTGGTTTCCATCTGTCGATACTTTGTCGCTATAGTCGCCGAGGCGGTCCAATGCGATTTGGTTTATTTGGACGGTGTGTGTGTCGCCGCCTTCAACTGGGTTCATTTGCTCCTTGGCGCGCACCTCGTTAATGCTCATTACGCCGCTTTGCAACATCTGCGTGTAGAAGTTAGTGCGCGCTGCAAGGTCGCCGCGGTACAGGTCGTTCATGTTAAACTTGCTGTAGATGTCGGGGCGCTCGAATGATTGAATCAACTTACGGTCAATCTCTTGTTCGATACGCTTGGCCCACGGCGCAATGGTGTGGCGGGCAAACTGCAAGTTTTGTTGCTCCACGTTGTTGTACGTGGTTTGGCTTGGAAGCTGCACCAGCGATGGCGGCACCGAGTAAATGCGGCAAATTTCTTCCGCTTGGAACTTGCGCGTTTCAATGAACTGCGCTTCGTCGGGCGTAATGGTAATGCGCTGGTATTTAAAGCCAAATGGCAACAGCTTGGTGCCCGCGTTCATGGACGAACTGTTCCAAGAATTTTGGATAACGTCCATCTGTTCTTTGCGCAACGGCTGGTCGCTAGCAAGTACGCCAGTCATCTGTCCTTTTTGCCCGAAGTATTCTGACCCAAAGTCCTGCGCCGCTTTGGCCAGGCCAATGTTTTCTCGGTGCAAACGAATGGGTGACATGCGGTGCATGTTGCAAATCTCCAACATGTTGTCGGGCATAACCACGCCGTAGTCGCGCACGCTGTAGATGCGCTCCCCGTTGACCTCTTTAATGTCCACGTCGTAATAGTGGACTGGAATAAGGCGTTCGGCATAGCCGCGGTTATTGCGCTCAATAATGGCAAAACCACAGCCGTAAACCAGCGCGGATGCCACCAGCGTTTCCCAAAACTCGTAAGGTGTGTTTTCGTCGTTGGGAATGTCCAGCACCTGGTACGCTGGGTGCATGTTGGCCACGTTGACGTCGCGTCCGTCTCTAACGTAGATTTCCAACCCCAGCGAGGCAATGGTACTTGCGATGCGGTAAACGCATGCGTACACCGTGCTAATACCCAGCGCGCCTTGTTCCGTGACATTTACGCCCGAGCTGACAAAGCCCGTAATGCCCAGGTCTTGTTTTAATGTCTGCGAGTCGTACTTCCCGACGCGATAACGGAAGACGGAACGCAAGCGGTCTGCAAGTGTAGCCATTCAAACTTTGTATCCCGATAAGATACGAAAGAATGATTACAAATCCAAGATTTCCAACATAATGTCGTCGGCGCTCAAGGTGTGGCAATATTCGTTCATGGCAATAATGCTTGCGATGATTCCGTCCACTTTCTTGTTTTCCTGGCGCTCCTTGACAACGCGTTTGTTTTCGTTGTTGTCGGTGTAGATAACAGCGCATCCAATTTGCCACCGCAGGCAACGGTTGCCGCCGTGGATTATCTGACCTTTCATAACAGCCATTTCAAATTCCTTGGTTGGCCCGTTCATCGTGGTAATGTTCTGCGCCATGGGTTGCATTGTGATATTATCCGCCTCAAGCTCACTAACAATGTAAGTGCTGAATCGCGGGTCGTAGCCAATGCTTCGGACGTCGTACTTAGCGCATTGCTCGACAATGTATTCCTTGACTATTCGGTAGTCCGTCACGTTGCCAGGCGTTATCGTAATATCGCCTTCGCGCTGGAATGCCAGGTAATCAATGCCCGCGCTCAACTTCTTTGTGTGCGCCTTTTCCGAATTCACAAACTGATGAACCAACAAGTAAAAACAATCGCGGTCGTCGTCTCTGAAAAGCAAGGCAAAGGCGGTGAGGTCTTGCGTGCTGGCCAGGTCAAGGCCGCCATAGCATGGTAGGTTTTGTAGTTTGTGGTATGGTATTTCGGCGCTGCCTTTCATCCAAATGTCGTCAGGTATCCACGCCGTTTCCGCTGACGTCCAAATGTTGAGGTGTAGACGCAGAAACGAATTGACCATGGACGGGTTGGCCTTGGCGTTTTGTACCGCCTGCTCAAAATATCCTTTGTGACAAATGGTGCCGTATCCTGGATTTGCTTTCTTCCATGTTTCTTCAACCGTCCAGTCGTCGTCAGCGTCCGCGCAATACAGCACAGGCAAAAACGTGGGGTCGTCAATGCGGCCTTGTTGTACCGCATCCGCGTATTCGTGTACCTCGTAACAAATTGAACTTCGGTCGTGGCCCGCTGTAGTTAGCGCCATAATCAACGGCTGACGCCGTGCGCCTGTCGAGGTCGTCAGCACGTCCCACAAATCGCGATTGGGCTGTGTGTGCAGCTCGTCAAAAATGACGGCATGGCAGTTAAGCCCGTGCTTGGTGTAGGCCTCGGCGCTAATGCTCTTGTACCAGCTACTGCGATAATGAACAACGTTGCGCAACACCTTGGCCCGTGAGCGCAGGTGTTCGTTGTTGCTTATCATTTCCTGGGCGATGTTAAACACGATGTTGGCCTGGCCACGGTCGCCCGCAGCGCTGATAACTTCCGCGCCTGGCTCGCCATCGGCAAACAACATGTAAAGCGCAATGGCAGCAGACAAATTCGACTTCCCGTTTTTGCGTGGTATCTCAACGTAACAGGTGCGGTACTTGCGCGTGCCGTCCTGGCGCTTCCAACCAAACAACGGTTTTATTATGTCGTCCTTTTGCCAGTCCTCCAACAAGAACGCTTTGCCGCCCAACTCGCCTTTGACGTGGGTACAAAACTTCTCGATAAAATCCACGGCGCGCTGTGCCGCCGCTTCGTCAAACCAGTAATCAGTTGAAGAACTCGGCATTGTCGTCTACCGCTGGGCGTCCTTCCCCAATCCAGTTTTCAAGGCGCGTAATAATAATCTGCTTGCGGTGGCGCGCCTCCTTGAGCTGCTGCCATTCGGGACGCATGCGCGAATAAGTGTCGCCGCTCTTTCCAATCACCTGGTAACACGTGCCGTGCTCGTCGCAGTAGCGCTGCAAGGTGTCTTCTTCCAAGATGACGCAAGCCAAGGTATATAGCAGTTGCAATTGTCCTGGGCTTAAGTCAGCGCGCTGCTCGTATAGGTTCAACAGCTCGTTGTACTTCTTTGTTTGTTGTACAGTCATTTCCCAATTGGTTTTTTTAGCCCGCAGTGTGCGTGTG